CTTCTCTCATACTCGTATAGGGGTCTCAACGTGCAAAACGTCAGCGACCATCCGTCCGCCCAGGTAGCATGCATCAGAGTATGGCAGACAACCGTCTACTACAACCCCGCGTGCTTCTGAGCCCCATGCAGTTAACCAAGGGTCTCTACCGGCTGGCACCCGCATGTATGCCAAGAGCTCCAACACATCACGGTGGCCTAAACCATTCCGCATCAGCTGGAGCAATGGGTATGCGGACAACACACCCTTAACCGGTCGACGAGCCAGTGCACTCGTCACAGTTTCAATACCTATAGCATGCCTCGTGTGCATGTTAAGCAGTTTAAGTTCAGACGGCACTGTCTCAATTGGGAGCTGCTCAGCAATAGTCCGCCCGTAAGAGGCCTCAACCATAGCCTGCATCACACCGTGACCCAGTAACGCCATACCTTTCCGCTCAACATCTGCACAATGCTCACTTAGGTAATCCTTGGTAGCATAACTCTTATACACAAGTCTACCCGCCTCATGCCTGGTGAGCAAACCCTTTTCATTCAGCCATATACACCGCACATTAACATTCCGACCACGGACAGGCCCATCATTAACTGACACCCTACCATGCAATATCTCAGACACAGTTTTCCGCGGTAGCTGTGTGACCCGCACGACCGCGCTAACTAGACAATCAACCACCAATTCACCGCCACTCCGATTGGCCAGCGTCCAAGCATTCTGAATCATTGTTTTCAGTGCTGCCAGTGGGCCCATTTTGTACTCGCCGAGCCAATTACCACTCACAGTGCTTGCCACGGCACGGGCCATGTACCCCCATACCATGCTCCTGCTGATAGCCATTCTCAAGAACTCAGCAGTATATATGCCCACACTTTGCTTAACTGGGTTCATTCGCAGTGGGCTCAGCGACACCCTCTCCATCACATCAGCCGCTTGGTCCATGCCGCTAGCGCTGATATACACATCGTCACCAACATGTATCGATTTCAAGGTCGCATATTCGGGCAGGTATACACGCAAATACGCCGCATTTAACACACTATTTAGAAAGCTAGTGCCACGGTGCCCGCTCATTAAGGTCCCTTTGAGGGTGCCAACGCTCTTACCCCCGACATAAACGAAGCCGCCCAGCAGACTGGCAGCTAGCTTGCCCCCCAACACCGGATCATAACCACAATGCTGGACCAACTCCTCGATCACCATAGCTTGGCTATCGAGAGCGTGTTGCGAATTGAAGTCATCATAATCGAGCATGATGTTGACTCCACCTTGTTCCTGAAGACGCCTGATCCGCCGGACCATAGCACTATTCCCTCCCTTCCCAGGGTTCAACTCGACCCGTATGCCACGCCAAGCATTTTCCACAGGACCCAGTAGGTGGCTGAAGCTACAATAGGTGACGGTATCTCCGGCGAACAAAGTGCGTGTTTTGCCGTGTTCGAGCTTGAGGCTGCCACTGTAATAACTGGTGCCTGACCATCTCGTGATTGCGTTGACATCCAACTCTTCGACATACGCTCGTCGATGCATCCGCTGAAACATTGTATGGTCAATGGCCGACCATGGTTCAACATTCTCAACGTTTCGGCTGTGTGAACCATTGACACACCATTTCCATCTAGCTGACCAGAAGCTATCGACATCATCAAACTCAACGTCTGTAGGGCACTCCTCGGCTAACACGGCTCGGACGGCAGTTCGCAACTTGTCCATTGGCACCGCCACGACGCTCTCAGCCACCAGCTCCGCATCAACACGATACCTTGCATCGTCAGCCAGATCACGAGTGGCAGTGGCACGCCCCAACAAGCACCCGCCTTCACACGCCATCGCACCCAGCCTTGTCGCATTCGCCCCCAGTGCCTTAAGTGCATTAGTAAGTGCTTTGCACCGATCAGGATACCGGACCATCTGGATAGCCAGGAGCACAGGGTCACCATAAACAGATGCCAATCCCATACTCTGGAGCAAGACAGCAGACGCCTGATCATTGTAGAACCCTGCGGTGAGTCCAGACAACCGCCAATACCGCTCAACGAGGTCTGGTCTGGCAACTGCCATATCACGAGCAACTTCACTAAAAAACACGTTGACCCTATTAACGGCACCCGGATGTGCCTTTGGCGGGTATATCTTAAAGTCACGCTCGTTACACAAATTAGAAACCGATTCAAAAAGTGGTTGCCCAGCAACACAATTCATACCATCACGGCGTTTCTCCTCACCCTCAAACTGGTCAAACATGGCCATATTAATCATTGACAAAATCTGCGTTTGGGTTAAAGCGACCTGTATTGGGTACTTGCACAGCAGTAAACTTGAGGCCACCGCATACCATATCATTTTCTCTGGAATCCTCGCATTCCAATCACTGTCACCCGCAACCACCATCTTTTCAATCTGCAACCACTGTTCACGAACACCACGTCCGTCAAAGCGATGCGCCATTTTACTTGCAAGCGGTTCAAGACACTGCCCCAAAATGGAAAAATCAGCAGTGCGCCCGCGGTTGCCACTCATGTAGCCTCGGGCGCAGCAGCGTCTTCACGACTGGTGCCGCCCCGAGGGAAGGTCGAATGTGGTGCCTGAGATGGATGACCGGGTCCATGAGAGGCGTCAGCCACAACTACGCGAGTAGCCGGTGGCCCTGTTTTCGTGTCGTGCACTTGAGCAGCATCTTGCCCTTCAGTCACGCTCACACCAACTTTAACATCACCAATCCGCCCAGCGGATCCACCCACGGCCAACGGAGTAGCACTCTTCGCGATCTGCTCTGACTGCCCACCAGGCTCCTTTGGCACTTGTCCCACTTCTGTAGATCCTAGCTGCCTACTTATTAGCCCGGAGACACATGGCTGCATAAAACCATCCACCAGGTCCCAACCGGCGTGTCGCCTAGCACGGCCCAGAGCGTCCAACGCTGTTGATCGCAGCATGCTTATCGACCGTCGCTGAGAAGTAAGCTTGCCTGAATTTATGACCGCGGGTTTCGTGCAGCGCAGAGACAGCTCACCGTCCATCATTTCGCGCCCGTTAAACATATGTGTAGCCAGCACATCAAAGTCATCCTCCAGACTGCTCGTGGTCGTTTTGACCATTACACCTACTGAGCCGCGTAAATACAGCGCTTCGGCGGGGCACGGTAACATTGAGTGGCCGCGTCCCCACAGATACTTATCAATGGTGGTGTTGCTGCGAATTCGACTCTCAACATCAAGGCCAGCACCCAGCAGGGCAAAAGCAGAAGCGTCAGCCTGGCGTACAACTATGTTGGACAGGCCATTTAACGGATGGAGTGCCAGATGAACCATAGCCCCCACCGTCCTTGCTGACCTCCATTCGAACTCGAGCCCCACGAGACCATCACTCTCGCCTACAACACGCGAAGATGGAAACAAAGGCATAACGCCCTCACGGCCAGGCTCGCATAACCTACCATAGCCGGCTGCAACTGCAGGAAAGTCGGCGGAAGGTAGACGGCTGAGGCTGGTGGGTTCTATCCAGAACCACGGAGCAACGGCCGGTAAAGCTAAGTGCCGATCAACAGTCATAGCGGCCCACGTAAAACATGCGCGCATATGCCGCACAGCCATCCCGCTTGCACCGGTAATCGTGAAAATGTGGCCCAGCGCTTTGGCGTATATTGGAGCGAACTTAGAACCCTCATCCGCCACCTGAGCACCAATATCCTTGGCCAGCGCATCCAGATCACCGCCAACCACTGTGCTCTTGAACGGTATGGTAGCCCCCGCGTTCTGCCGGCTGGCGCATGACGACGTGATCACAGTTGGGAACAATCGCCCCTCAAACTGCACCAACGGGTCGCACTCAGCAACAGCAGCAGCAGTGGCCAGGCCTATGCTATCTACCAAACCGGAGTAGCTTTTGGCTGACACACTCATCGCTCGAGGCATGCCTAGGTAGTCGGTCTTGCGCACATCAATCCCACCATATGGCACCTGGAACCTACCGACACGCAAGACGCTGCGCATGTGTGCACCCTCGTCAGACTGCCCAACCACGGTAATAGCAGCATGAATACCTCTTGTAAGCGCATAAGCAAAAACATCGCCGGCTGCCGCCGCCTCGTAATTGGCGCCCAGCACACGGAGGGCATGGTAGCATCCTTCCGCCAGGGCAGCACCGCTAACATCGGGTACTATGACATTGCCACGACCGTCTAAGTTGAGAACGTCCGTTACAACGGTCCCATCCTCGCCATTGACGGCAGCAAGTAACGCTGCAAACGTATTAGGCCGTGGGTCGGCATCAACACTTCGAGGCACCCAAACCGTCCCACTGCCTGGCACTACTGGGGCGGAAGCGTTCCCAACCGCAACCAGTTCCACATTACCGCCTCCCCGAATCAACTCGCACGTTAACTCGGTGCCCATCGAGTACACACCTAAACTTTTCCCAAGCCTTTCAACTACGCCGGCCAGATCCATCGTTGAGAAATCACCCCCGAAGGATACATATTTTTTGGCTGCGCCGGCGAAGTCGGAGGCAGTGTAATCGCCTATACGTACGCTGGCGTCACACATTGGCACCACGTCACTGTGACGCGCTAGTATGACGTTAGCCTTCGCTGCCTGCCCCACATTATAAACAATATGTTTGAGCGCCGTATCAACATTGCCGCGCAGCTTGGCCACAGTGTCAACTGTAGACCTATACTTGCGGAAAGTCGACGCATCAAGCGAGCCGCGCCTGTGAAAACTGCTAAGTACATCAGACAAATAACACGAGCTACTTTTTTCGTTTTTATGATTTTGTTCTTCCTGCATAATGTTGTTCGGCACAATTCCTGTTAAGATTGCTGCTAGTCTTGCTTGGACACAAGTCTCTCACTTCCCAGGACATAGGTGTATAAGCCCTATGCTCCCTCCACGAGTCGCCCTGCTACCTTGGATTTTTAACGAATACTGCATAGGCTGTTAGGCATACAGCAGCTGTGCGCCACGAGGGACGATGGTCCTACGTGATCCTGTTTTACACAGCCCAACGCGTTATCTAGATCAACATGAAAGAACCACCAGTCGCACACAAGCAAACTGC